CCGCCCCAGCAGAAAAGGCGTTTTGTATCGCATCGCCAAGTTTCGGTATTAACTCTTCCGCCAATATTTTACCACTGGCCAAAGCTTTATTGAAAGATGCCGTTGTCATTCCCATTGAATCAGCGGCCAGCCTGAACGCACCAGGCAACCGCTCACCTAACTGTTGTCGAAGTTCCTCAGACGATACCGTGCCCTTAGATATCATCTGTTCAATGGCCTTTAGCGCACCTTTTGTCTGGTCAACGCTAAGACGTAGAGCCAATGAAGCCGTATTTATGGCTCCGAATATTTTTTTAGTTGCAGCACCTTCAAGAACTGTTCCGCGTGAGGCAGCAGACAATTGTGCGTACGATCTTGACAACTCCACAAAAGACGCGCCAATCCTTCTGGATTCGGATAGGACAAATTTGAAGGCTTTTGCCCCATTTGCAGTGGCTGCCGATAAAACAGTTTGAGCACGCTGTAGTTCTATGGCCGCTGGAATAGCCGCCTTATAAAGTTTAACCAAGCCCGCCATAGCAAGACCTGTAACAAGGGCGCTTGACCCCATGTTTCGGATGGCCGACACCATCGCAGTTAACCGCCCGGCTATTGGCCCCAGCGGCCCCTGCATGACGGCCACAACACGGGACAATTCGGTAAGACTTCCTATGGCCTGCTCATCGTTCTTACTGAGCTTGTTAGTGGCAGAGGACTGTTTCTTTTCGGCCTTTGTTAATTTGGCAGAAGATGCCCCTAGCTTCTTCTGAACCTTTGCAAGCTTAATTTCTTTAGCCGATAGCTTATCTGTTTCCTCAGCTAATCGTTTACGTGCATCAAAGGACTTTTTGAATTGTCTGTTAACCGCTCCGGATGCGCCGCGCGAAAATTTGCCGAATCCACTCTGCACCGGGGCGCTAGACCGCTGCCTACTGGCAGCTTTTGCCGTCCCTATTTGTGTTGCAGTAAGTTTGCCGTCTGCCTTTGCTATTCGGGCAGCATTGGCCACGGCCTCGTCCTGTTTTTTAATGAGAAACTTAAAGGCTTCTCCGTGCGCTTTTTTTTCACTCAGAATGAATCCGAGCTGCTTTGCGTGATTGCGCTGTCTCTTCTTAAACAGCCTAGTAACGGAATTTATATTTCCTTGCGTTAGCTCAGCTCCTCTTGTTGCACTAAGCTGGGCGTTACGTTGCTCTTCACTATTACCTGTACGGGCTACGCTAGCCACACGTAACCGCGCTTTTCTTAATTGCCCAACCCGCTCTATCTCAGCCGCAGTTAAACTTGTGCCTTTCTGTGCAAGAGTAGAAAGCTCATTGCGGAGTTCCTTGAGCGCGTTCCGCCCACGCTGCAAAACAATATCAAGAACGTTCTCGGGCTTAACATCAATGCCGAGGGTCAGTTTTATGTTGTTTCCCATTCCACCGACCTCCGTTTATTTTGACAACCGCTCTGCGGCCTTGGCTTCCTTTTCATCAGCATCGGCAATTGCCCCATAAACAATCCCAAGCCCTGTTATCAAATCCGCAGGTTGTTCCGCCCAGCCCCCGGCAAAGGGCAAATGCCCACGAACAGACCATTGATACGCCGCAAACAAATCGTTGTATTGTGCCACATACATAACTGGACACCGATCCGATACAAGGTCAAGCACCCATTCCTCTGTTCCAAAACACCCGCCTTCGGGCATTCGCTTATTAACGGCCCTTGGGCACTTGGCACACTGCTTACGAGACACCCACGCAGCAGCGGCCAGTTCTATTTTTTTACTTCGTCATTTGCCCCATCACCCACTCCCAAGATTTTATTTATCATTATCTCAACACACTTGAAATAATCGGAAGCTGATTCCGTATCAGTCAAATCGGCTTCCGGCATTTTGGCGGGTGGTATTGTTTCGCCCCTGATAGACAGGTGCGTAGCAACATCTGTGAATAAGTAAGTACCCAACTTCAAACGAGACAAAGCGGCATCGGAAGTTGTTGCTGCGCCATCCTCATCAGAATCAGTCAAATCCATCAAAGACCAAATTGTGAAACGCATCTCATTCGTGATGTATTTCATCGTTAGCTTGATCTTCAATTCTTTGTCTTCAACCGTTACTTTTTCTTTGCTTAAAAATTTCATTTCATATCCTTGTGGTTATGTGATGTGGAAGGGGCTGAGCCACACACCCAGCCCCCACGATGCTTCAATCAGGTTAGAACAATGTTCCACTGATCGTTGCCCAATACCCCGCTTTCAAACAATCCCATAGAGACATCGTGAATAACACGAGCGTCTCTTTCGTTGTACTGTGTGTTGGATCGTGTGCCGGACGGCGCATTGAACGTAACAATGTTACCCGCCCCACCCTGGGAAAACGTTGCGGAAACCGTTGTATTAGTCCCCGCTACCAAAGCGACCCACTCAGTAATAGTTGATACAGAGTCCTTGGTATAGGTCAGCACTGGATTACGGTTTGATACGTCAAATACATGACTGCCGGTTGTATAATTCTCAGTGACATTGTTTCCCATGTCAAAGTTCATTGCGGCGACGTTAATGACACCGCCATCATTGACCACATCAAGAGTATCAACAACAACAGGGCTTGATACGTCGTAAACAACCGTACTCAAATCGCCAATGGCCGCAACAACAGGAGCCGTGTACATGCCCTGAAGAACAATAGTGGCAACCAATATATTGCCTGCTGTCATATCAACAGTACAAGTGCCCGCACACCCGGTTATCTCCCAAAGCAACCCATCAACAAAAAGACGAATTGATACGCCATTGTTCAAGGTAAGCGTTGTTATGGCCGGGGCCAATGTTACGCTCGTTGAAGCAACCATGGTCGTCGTAACCCCACAAGCTTCAAGAATAGGCGTGTATTCCGGCGCAACACCAAGAGCCCCTGCGCCTTTAAGCTCAAGCTCAAGATTAAGCGTAACGGATTTACGACCAATCACATTGTTTGCAGGCCCCATAGTTCCTTTCACAAGTGGGCGCTCAATCGCTGTAACATTCGGTTGAATTGTTACCGTCCGAGCCTTTACTGCTTGAATATCAGGGTTCGTTGCCGATGCTGTAAGTGCAGTAGCAGCATCAGTTACCGTCTGTACAAACGTTTTTGCCACACTAAAAGGCGATGTGCCTTTTGTCGCTTCACGCCCACAAAATAATATTTTGTCAAATACAGTTGCTACCATTACTTGCCTCCTTTATTAGGGTTTGAAAATATGCTGCCCTTGTGTGGAGGCCAGGTGGTTTTTTTCTCTTTCGTCGTTGATGCTTTCTTCTTTTCTACTTTCTTATCTTCCGAAACGGAAGCCTTTTTCATATTATTAGTATCCATTTGCTGCGCTCCCTTGATATTCAATAGTTACGGGGCGGACAGATAACCCGTATGGTGCGTATAAAGTTCCTGACCTATCCGCCTCTGCCTCCGGCTTCATATTAAAACAAGTTCCGGATATTGTAGGATTTGCAGCAAGCACCTTCTTCACAGCAACATCCAGATTTGTCAGGCCTGTCGATATATTCACATTGTCCATAACAGCACAGATAATGGATACTTGGAAAGACACATCAGCAAACCCGCCCGTTTTCCATGAGAATCCTACTTCAGGCAAATTCTCCTCAACAACGACAACCGGAAATTGTGCTGACGATAACGTGTCTAACGGGTTAAATATCCGAAGGACAGTTTTAACCTCCGGAGCCAACCCAATAAGTCGCGCCAACTCAGCCACAATTATTTCTCGCTGCGCCATTACGCTCGGAGCACCCGTTTAATTGGAGGCCCCTTGCGTTCCTGCTGCGAAAACGTGGTATCACTATTGAAATCGTAGATGGGAGAATTGACAATCTTCTCCCACTCCTCAGCGTAAAATGCAGCGTGCCTGTCGGCTCGCCGCGTAAAAGCATTCCCATCCGCATCGGAGTCACTGGACAACATCGGCATAATGTAGTGGCTCAATGCCCTGTAAACCACCAAACCTTTTAGCAAAGCAGAATCCAATAAAGTTATGTCCATTATTGGAAGCGACCTGTACCAAGTGTCTGTGTTTTCACGATATAACCCAAATCTCCGAGTGACAGCATCCGGCCACCACTCGGTATTGATCCTTGTCACCACATCATCCGTAGCCAATAAATTCTGCGTAGCAAACGTAGTTACGCCGAAGGTCAAAACATCGGGCATATACAAAGCAAGGTCAGCGTCCGCTATGAACGATGTGGTGGCAAGTCCCATTTACACTACGCGCGTTCGACGCGGCCAGCAGCCTGCATTTCTTTTGCAACATCCAGAGGTAGATCAGCAGTGAGAATATGGAAATCTTCCCCATCCTGCTTTACAACTTCATGTGTAAAAGAAACGCCCCAAAGCACGTCTACAATACCCACGGGCTTGTCTGCAAAGGCATACGTGGCACGGCATTTCACCGTTTTCGGCTTTGCCGCCTTTGCTGGTGAAGCCGTAGCCCCGGTTGCCTTTGTAACTTTTTCGTCTGTCATAAATCTTCTCCTTGTGTGTGGTAATAAAAGGGGCGGCTCTCGCCGCCCCGGTTATTAGTTATTGATGGACGGAAGACGCGCCAAGCCTCTGCGATTAAACAGAGAAAGATTGGCGTACTGCTTCACGCGCCAGATCGTAGCGTCCTCGTTTTCACGAGCACCGATAGGATCAACACTGATACCTGCCGAGGAGCCTTCAGGATAGATTGCTGTTACGCCGATCCTTTTAGAACCGTCATCAAAGCAACCAGCCCATACGGAAGTTAAAGCTCCGGTAGTTAGCGCCGCGCCATTAGCCGTTTCCGTTACGGGCAGATAAGCATTCTTGAATACGGGGATGTCCTCATATCCAATCACATTACGCCCATCGGGAAGGGTTACGACCCAATCCGCAGTAGTGCCGCCCTGCGCTCGCAGCAATGCCTTATAAGAACGGAAGGTTCGAGGGGGCATCATAATGAAGTCCACCTGGCCGTCCTTAATGGTCACAAGGTCAAGCAATTCATCAAGTAGGGCATAGGACAAAGCCTGTCCAGCACTTGCAGTTGTGTACTGCTGTGCATCAACCAGTCCGTGAAATGAGTTAAGCCCATTACCAGTACCAGCATCACCCGAACCATCGCCCGTAGCCATGCCCGTTTGAAAATTACGGGAAATACCCTTGGCCTTTGAGGAAATCTCGCCTCCGATAACATCAAAGCCAGCAGAGCCACTGGTAAGTGCCACAAGGTTGTCCATGACAACATCGCCGATGATCTTAACCGCGCCACTGGTAGTTTGCGTGGGGGCTGCGGTAGCAGTCTTGTAAACAGGGTTCGCTGTTCCGAGGTCTGTTCCGACTCCCGCAGTGGAAACAATTGAATCAATGTTTCCGGGTTCGCGGTTGACGATTGCCTTCTGTCCTGTATAGGACGTGTACGGCAGAACACCGAAAATTGGATTGGTTGTGATAATGTCTTCAGCTACGCCTGCAACGAGTTCATCGTTAAAATAGTTCAGCGCAACTGCAAGTGTCTGACTTGCCATGGTTCCTCCAGAATTTGATTAAGTTCCAAATCTGGAGACTCCGGGCCTCGTTTGCGATGTTGGGGCTGCTTTGGGGAACCGGCCCCGTAAAAGATACTACCTTGCCACGGCGTATCAGTTTGAATCCCGCCTGGAGATTCCTAATCTCAAGAATAAAGCTACTTTATCGTTTGTCAAGAGGGAAAGCGGCTCGAAAGAGCCGCTTAACAATCAGCCTTCCATTCGTTTCTTCAAAGCCGACCTAATGCGCTCAACCCCGTGCAAATCTGATGATGCCTGTGAACCTGGCTTAGTTGGGCCTGATCCTCCACGTGACCCAGCTCCACCCCCGGTGGGCTTACATAAATGGGCACGGGATGCCATGAATGTTGACATAACAGCTTCAGGAGCAGACGGTTTACCATCATCATTCAAAACAACGTTTCCATCGTTTCCAAGAATTTCAACGTCCCCGCTATCGGTAACGTTGAATTTGTATTGAGTACGTATAAGCGTCACAACTTCATTCGCATTGATTGCCTTGTCAGTGGCAGCGCCCAGCAGAACATTGTCTACGACCTGCTCAGTAAACCTGTCTTTCCACATTTCTGCCGTGTCATTGGACTTGGTTAACTGGGCATCGAACCGTCGTTTATTCTCAGCAGTAAGTTCGTCATACTGTCCTTTGTCCGCAAGGTTCTGCGCTTTCCGGTCATCGGCCTCTTTCTTGAGCGCATTGTACTGTTCAAAATCGACGCCATCGACCTTATCCTCCAGCTCGCGGAGTTTACGGCGATAGGTCGAAGCCTCGCTGCGAACCGCCTTTAGGTCTTTTCTCGAACGATCAAGGTCAGCGGTCAAGTCGTCACTGCCTGCCGACGAACTACCTGCACTGCCTGCACTGCCTTCAGCGACACCGTCGCCAGCGCCACCGTCGCCAGCGCCACCGTCGCCATCAGCCCCGCCGCAAATGTTACGAATCAATGTTCCATCGGGCATGTGCCAATATCTACCAACCAAAATTGCTTGTGTGGATTTCTCTGTCATCGTGCTCTCCTATCCAACCAAAATTTTCCTGAAGCGTCTGTTAATGTTCTTCAGGAATGCTGTTGTTACAATTTCCAATTCCCCTTTATTCAATCCAATAAATGGCCGCGCTTTCATGTCTGCTCTACCAAGGGCAAGAGCTTCCATTTTAGTTTTTCCTCTGTTCACACCAACTACAAACCCAACACCGCCGTCTACTTTACCCTTCCAAAAGCGTATTGATCTATACAAGTTACCAGTCAAATACAAATTTGATAATGGCGGGGCTACGGTTGCACCAGGCGGTTTGGGTAAAGACCTGATCGCCCTTGCTTTCCTTTCAGAATAGCGTCGCCCTTTAACACGCTTGGGCCTATCCCCTTTCCTTTTAAGTCTCGAAAAACGTTTTCCGTGGATACTGATCCCGGCAAGGGTTCTCTTCTTTATTATTGAAACAGCCTTACGCCCAGCGATCTCTACAGGCCCGTCTTTTAAGATGTGCAACTGGCTCAGGTATAATGCCAATGTGTTGAACTTCTCCTTGGTCTGACCGTCAGGAGAAAGAGACACTCTGACACGAGCGCCATCAGCCTTTGCGAAATTACCTGTCCCCTTGCGAATGGGCGTTGCCCCGGCTCCCATGGGGCGTTGTGTTCCGCCCCCCGCAGGGCTTTTGCCGCCAATTTTACCGCTGCTTTTATTTCTAGCAATTATCGCAAGTTTCTTTTTCCTGATGTCATTTCTAAAATCGTCTATGGAAAATGCCATTACGGTGTGAAAGGCCCCTTCTTACTAGAGATATCTGGCCCTTTGCTTATATTATCGGCTGCGGCCTGCTTGATTGCATCCGCTTGCGCCTTCTGCGTCTTCTCACCAACCTGAACAACCGATGTACCGTTCATGCCGCCAGCATTCTGCATCGTACGCGGAGATGGAACATATTCATGAGCATCAATATCCGCCCCGGCTCTTGTTATATCATCTCCGGAATATCCGAAATCAGTCAACGTTTTGGCTGCCAAAGCTTTCTGAACCAGTTTGTCATAGACCGGAGAGAGAATTACATCCTTGGCCCGGATCGCCGTATCAAGATCAGCGACAATATCCCGTATGCCAAATTTCCTCGGATACCTGACATCAACACTGTCACTAAGGTCTTCCCACATAACCACAAGACGTAGAATATTCTCCTCGCCCTGTTCATAAAGGCCCGCCTTGGCCGCGAGTATAGAATTCAATTGCTGGAACCTGACCTCCAGCGCCGGGCCGCTTGCAACCCCCGATCCTTGGCGCTGTTGTAATTGAACCCCGCCAATCTTCGCAGTTTCGCGGATATCAAGAACCGATTGCCTACGCCATTCCAAGATGTTCGTAAGACTTTCGTGACTCGGTTCCACCCACCTGTGGCCAATGGTATCTGCCAAATCTCGTTCAAGTGCGTTACCTACCCCAATGACCACGGGTTTATCGTTACTACCGCTAATAGAATCTACAGGAACTTCAAGAAACGGGAATGCTGTGCGGTTGATGATCTCCAATGCCGCGCTGTCATATCTGAAAATACGCCGATTGATCGGGGCAATATCTACCAAGTCCGATACTCCCGACATTTCCTCAAGATCATCTTTGTTCCTGAACAGAACAAATGGGACTATGCCTAATCTGTTTTCGCCAGTATCAATGAGCCTGGGCGGTTCATCCTCCTTCGCATTGGTTTTCTTCTTAACAACCTTCCACAATTCCCAAGTATCCCGCCGCCATATACGAAACACGGATTCGTTTTCGACGAGTTCAGGCTCCCGCAAAACCAACGTAGTTAAAACCGGCGGCCCGTTGTAGTTTGCCTCATACTCCCAGTTTATAATATCTGTTGGCTTGTAGTAACTGATGTAAGGACGAATGCCATACTGCAATTCCTCTGCCCGCGATACGGCGGCATCGCTTATGGGCTTGTCTACGATAATGCCCATATACCCATAGACTGAGGCCCAACGCCCAATCTCTTTCATTAAGCTCGCATAACCCCGCCCACGGAGATCGGCATTCTCCCAGAACATTTGGATGGCCACGTTAGCCGTCTTTCCCAAATGAGAATCGCCAATGACTCTTTTTGGGTTCTCCCTGTATAGATACGAATTCAGAATATCCACCATGGGCGCGGAATAATTTACAAAAGTTGATTCTGATTTACGATTCTTGAAATCCCTCCTTGTCTCAAGCGGATGCTTTATAAGATACCCGCCCTCCGTGAACGCCGAGCCACCGACATAGGAACGTCGATAAAGTTCCATGTCATCAGCGCGTTCTTTTATGTCCTCGTGCGGCGTCAGGAGTATTTCGATCTTGGATTTAGCCATTACATATCCTCTGATGATTCCATGTCGTCAATGCCCATTACTTCCACTGTCGTGGCTGCGTTGACGCACGCAACTTTGCCAAACAAGTATCTGACAGCTTCCCGGTATGCGGCCTCCGTATCCCCGGCGCACTTGTACCAAAGCTCATCAAGACAGGCAATCCCCGTTCGTAACATAAGCCTGCGGCCCTTCGCAGTCCCTGCAAGAATCCATGCCCCTTCTGCAGTGAATAAATAATCATCCGTTTTGCATAAATAAGGAACAGCCCCTCTGAACTTTAGCTGTATGTATGTGCTGGGTTCCGTCCCGTCCCACACATCCGGATAACTGATTATTAGTCTCGGCTGTAATCCCTGGGCGTGGTCTACAATGTCCTGCAACCATGGCGAGGACACATAAGGAATACCAGAAAAAGCCTCTTGAAGCCGATCTCTCATCCAACCGCCCTTTGGTCTACGTTCTCCTGGCTCAGCACACTCACGGAATCCTGACGCGTGTACCATCTCTGCCTCTGGCCTTTGACAGCATTGATAATTGGGCATTCTATTTCACACGCGTACGTTGCCGCATCAGGAAAGTGCGTGTAATCATCCTCGCCATTCTTCCCGCCATAATTCTTGAAGGTCAAGAGCGTTAAACATTTGATAAGTTTCTTACACGATGGGTCAATGGTCAAGGCCATATTTTTGAACATGGCATTGGCTGCGTTGAATCTATCACGCCGTGGCGGTGTTCGCCGCCGGGCTTTGATTGAAAAAGGTTTGCCTGTTAATCCTTCCCCCGTGGTTTTAATCAATGAAATATCCGTCACCCCGCCGACGGCGCTTGTTCGCTTTTGTATTCCGGATGGGTCGGGATAAAACGTCTTTAGCCGCGCCCCTGCAAAATTCCAGGCGTCGCACACAGCTTCAACGGTGTCGGATTCCTTCATCTCCTCCTCCCGGAATATGTGCATATGCCCATTCCTGAACCAGAACAGAACGTAACAAAGAGGGTTGTGGTTGAAATCTATGCCGCAACATATAGCCCCTTCTGGATCAGGGTCATCCATTGCAATTACATTCTTCGCACTATCAAAGGCGTGATACACAATCCCTTCTGCCATGTTTACCAATTTCCCATCTACGTAAGCTGCTTTTGTCTTTTCGTCGTACGCTGATTCCAGCATTTTCACAAATGATGGGGGCAGGGCTTTATTCTCCCGTGTTGATCCGGTGAATATCTCAATATCCAGTTCTGTTTTACCGCCCCCGTGCAAAATGTCCCAGAGCCACGAAGCCACCCCGCCTTCGGGCGTCCCCACCATGAATAGCTCCAAAAACTTTGCCTTCGGATCACGTACGCGGGACAGCAAAATTTCTACTGCTGACCAGGGTATCAGCAGCGCCTCATCGACAAATACTGCGGCGAGGTTCGGCCCTTTGAGTGAATCCTCTATTTCCGCTGACCCAAACCAGATATTCCCCGTCCGCCCGCCGTATGTTATTTCCATAGTGCCATCTGACCGATGGTGTACGAAATGTATTGCCCGCCCTTTCATCAAGAACGTCAGGGCCGGAATGACCGTGCGTTTAGCCATCCTGAACGAGGGGCTCACAATCATAACGGGAATCGGCGCATTCTCCAGAGCCGAAGCTATTGCCCTCTTACACAGAAGGAGCGTCTTACCGAAGCCATACCCGGTGCAGAGGAATTTTACAAATTTGTTGGACTGCCATGCTTTCCTGCCCGTGGGCCAGAGTCCGCCAAGGATGATCTCGCGTTTGTCGGAAAGAACGGGGTCATCGACTCGCCACATCCCGATTTTAGATCACCCGCACAGTAGTAATGTAATTAAAGGAATTCGCCAAGGATATCGGCTTCTGCCTCGCCGACAGTGACCACCCCTTCGCCCCAAATCTTCTTGTGCCTAAGTTTCAGAATATCAAGATGTTTCCGGTAATTCCCATCTTTCGATGTCCCCAGCTCCAGAACGATATTATATATATAGCTTGCCCCTGCTTTCCGTATCAGGGACACGGCCCAGACATACGGGCTTTCTCTCTTCCCGCTACGCTTCACCCAGTCACGAAACACGGCCTCTGGCACTCCGGCGAGGTTCAGAGCCAGGAACAAATCCAGCCCGTCCTCCAGCGAGTTAGCAATCTCAATTGCCAATTCCGGCGTGCAGGATTCATATATATCCGGTGTTATGCCAGTGTGGGTTTCCCACTGGCTTCTGATCCTCGCCGTAAGCTTCGGGTATTCGTTCTTCTCAACCATCGCACAAATTATAGACATAACTGCGTAGGGTACGCAATAGCTTTGCAAAACTTGTGGGAATTTGGGGTTGGCAAAATTTATGTGGAACGCATGGTGCATAATTTCAGGGATTTCAGAAAATAAAATAGGGGTGGGTGGGTTTTCGGGATGTTTCACGTGAAACATTGGGCGTGGGTTGAAGGTTATGGGGTGGTTGTTTA